ATACAAACAACAAAAGCATTTTCGGGCGATACACCTCCTACTTCTAGTAAAGGTGTTTTTGGAGATTATGCTGGAAAAATCGCATTTGATACAGATTATCTGTATTATTGTTTTGGAAGCTACAATGGCTTTGGGGATATTTGGAAACGACAGCCCTGGGATGCAGGAACCTGGTAAATACAGGTATAACTAAGAATTGCGGAGCAATAAGAATGGCATATAGAATAGATCGCTATAATGGCGACACACTTACAACAGTATCAGATGGCGCAGTTGACACCAACTACACCAGTTTAAACCTAATCGGCAAAAACTTCGCTGGATACGGAGCATTGATGAATGAAAACTTCGTCTTCTTGCTTGAAAATTTTGCTAACGCATCAGAGCCAACTAATCCATTAACTGGGCAGTTGTGGTATGATGCCGGTAGAAAAACAATGAAGGTTCGCACAGCAAACGACACCTGGAAAAACATTGGTTCTGCAACAGCAAGTCCTAGCGCACCAGTTGATCCAAACGTTGGGGACCAATGGTGGGACACTACCAATGAGCAGCTAAAGACCTATTCTGGAACGGCTTGGATACTAATTGGCCCGCTATACAATTTAAGAGAAGGGGTAACTGGAGCCATTCCCGATACCCTTCGTGATGATTTTGGCGTTGATCACGTTGTTATTAAATTTTACGTAAACAACGTTGTAACTGGAATTTGGAGTAAAGACATCGCTGCATATACAGTTGACGTCTTGTCAAAAGTTCCTGGCTTTTATGTCGAGGGACAAAATCAAATAGTAAAACCGGGACTGACACAAGCCGACTTGGGCACTATCAATATTGATGGATATACAAACATACCTCGAAATACCATTTGGGGCACAGTCGAGGACGCATTGACGCTTCAAGGAGTTGCATTAAACAAGTTAGTGCGCAGAGATGCCACTGGCAGCGCACAAAGTGTTGCAGATACGCTTCAACTTGATAATGCCGAGGCATTGATCCTGGGCGGCGACGTAACACTGTTGGATGACGATCGATGGAGCATTGGTGATTCAGACTACGGTCTGAAATCTGTTTACGCCACAACATTTCATGGTGTAGCAACCAGCGCACAATACGCTGACTTGGCTGAACGATTCGAAGCAGACCAAGCTTATGAACCCGGCACTGTAGTTGCCCTGGGCGGAGACAAAGAAATAACTCAAGTCAATACTGCTTTATCCAATAACGTATTTGGGGTGATCAGCACAGATCCAGCATACTTAATGAACAGCAAGGCTGGCACCAATCTAAGCCATCCAGCAGTGGCCAGCATAGGACGTGTGCCAGTCAAAGTAATTGGTTCAGTTAACAAGCACGATCGTTTGGTCAGCGCCGGCAACGGTGTAGCTCGTGCTGTACTTCCTGGAGAAGAAATCACACCTTGGAATGTAATCGGACGTGCATTGGTCAGCAAAGAAGGCGACGGGGTTGCCTTAGTTGAAGCAGTTGTTAGAATAAGTTTATAATAACATGGCATACGTAATTGGCAATATTATACGCAAGGGTGATTATAACATCTTTGCCACTGGTTCAGAAGACGGGACACTGTCTGCTGGAGTCCCAAGTGCCGGACTAATATGGGGTACTGGGTTTGGTCCTTACGGATATGGACAAAGTGATGAATACCTTGCCCCGGTTATGACCGGAGATGTTGTTCGTGCGGTTGAATGGAATAATATAGATTCTGTTTTGTTAAGAGTTCGAGATCACCAGGACGGCGCAGGCACTTATTCTGGCCAGAATCCCTTGAACTCCGGATATATAATTACTCCGCGGTCCTATACATCATCTATCCAATCAGCATTCAACAACGTTGGTAAGTCATATTACAAGCTTGACGATCCTGTTATAGTTTCTGATTACAGCACGTCATCTGGCGGCCCAGGCCTGTGGGGCGACGGCGACTCTACTAAATTAAGGTTGATCCACACTGTAACATTTCCAAATGCTGATGCAGCACGATACTTTTTTAATGCCGGCGGCACATTTAAGTTGAACTTTTCAAACACAGCCAATGTCCAAACGCCGAGAACATTATTTTGGTCCGAATTATGCCAAGCTGCTGGAACTGTTGTAATTGGGTACCGAAACACAATTAAAATTGGATCTAATAATGACTATTATGGATATTATGGATATTATGGATATTATGGAAATCAAGTATTTGTACTAGATCAAAATAATGGCGGATACTGGGGCAACCAAAGTTTCGGAACTGCATTAGTGAAACATTTCCAAGAAAACCCCAGTGGCGGTTATGGCGGTTATGGCGGTTATGGCTACGGTGGGTATGGCTACGGTGGGTATGGCTACGGTGGTTATGGTGGCAATGAGTTAGATTATTTAAAAGTTGAAATGTCGGTGACCAACAACGACGGCAATAACGGAAATATCGGAGCCACAGTTACTATTGTTACTACTTTTAATAATGATTCTGGACTAGGAACAATTGGCGATATGTTTAGCATTGTAAAATCTAATTTGGTAATTAGTCGACCAACTACAGCGTTTTTCCCTGCTACTTGGTTGGGATATTCGGTGACCAAGGACTACACACTAACACCAAACTAATTATTTGTACGTTACATAGGTTGATTAAATACTAAAACGGTATTTAATCAACATGGATCCAAATAAACTCAAAGAATTCGCCGATGCTGCATTTGATCGCGAACTGCACAGAAAAAATATTAAAGAGTCAGCCGACGCACTATTATCAGTGCCACTAGCCGGCGGCCTCTTTATTGCCACCCCTACACTTATTGCTTTCCTAAACAGCTGGTCCGACGACGATCTTGTTGTGGAAGATTTTCACAAAAATCCGATAAAAGTCAATCGTGTTGAGTTGTTAATTAAACTCAAAGAAGCATACCAAAATTCTACCACCACGTGGTGCGATAATTTTCAAGTATCCAATGCAATTAGACGAGCATCCAATGTCTAAAGGTATAGTAATTTTTGCTTATAATTCCAAACTGGACTATGTTAGTATTGCAACAATTGCTGCTCGACTAGCTAAGAAACAATTGAAATTACCGGTGACATTGATTACTGATACCGAGGAGGTTGATTATACTGTATTTGATAACGTTATTATACAACAATCCAATAGCCGAGGACAACGTATATTTAAATTTGCAAATCGCACAGAGCGCACAGTGTGGCACAATCAGAATCGTAGCAATGCATACGAGTTAAGTCCTTATGATCAAACTCTATTAATCGATGCGGATTATTTAATGTTTAACAACAGCTTGGCTGGATTGTTCGACACCGACTTGGAATTTGCTTGCTACGATCAAGTACATGAACTTACTGGATGGACTAACTTACAAAGCAGTGCTCGAGTTGGCGACCCCGGAATACATATGCAATGGGCAACAGTTGTGTACTTTACCAAATGTAACCTGGCAGAAAATATTTTTAGCTTTATGCAAACCATCAAGGAAAATTATAGCTACTATTCGGGGCTTTATAATTTTAGTATGGAACTATTTAGAAATGATTACACATTAAGTATAGCATTACAAGTGCTTACTGGATATAGTCAAGACAATTTTACTCAAATTCCCGGCACATTAATAACAGCAAATACTCCGGTAGAAATTGCAGAAGTCAGACCAAACGGCGAAATAGTATTTGTCTGGACAAATCGTGATGGCAATAAAAACATTACAAAAGTAACCAATACCAATGTTCATATCATGAACAAGGACAGCATAACCAATCCCGCAATACTTGGACAACTAGAGGCACTGGCTTAATGACCCGAGGATACTTGACCTTTGCCCAAAATACTAGAGCTGTCAATTATCTAGAGCTTGCTTACGTACAAGCATTGAGTATCAAAGTCGCTAATAGTATAAACAAATATGCAGTGGTGGTTGACGAGGCAACCCTACAAACAGTTACAGACAAACATCGTCAAGTATTTGATTATGTTATTCCGGTACCACTTGGTGACGATGCAAAAAATGAACGATGGAAAATGCAAAACGAATGGAAGGCATCAATAGCCAGCCCATTCGATGAAACCATCAAGCTTGAATCTGATATGCTTGTTCCGGCCAATATAGATCATTGGTGGGACATACTGGCCAAAAATGACATTTGTTTTACAACAAAGGTCGCTGCTTATACTGAAAAAATATCAACCACACGAGCATATCGAGCAGTGTTTGATACCAATGAACTATTAGATGTTTATGCTGGATTTTACTATTTTAAAAAATCTGATGCAGCAACTGAATTCTTTGGATATGCCGAACATATCTTTAAGAATTGGCACTATATCAAAACGACAGTATTAAAAAATGCCGAGAACGAACCGGCCAGTACTGACTTGGTATTTGCTTTGGCCGCAAGATTATTTGGCAAAGAAAAATGCCATATTCCCGGTAATATTCCCATGTTTACTCATATGAAGGGTGCAATACAGGGATGGCCGGATGAAGCAATGTGGACAGAATATGTGCATCATCAATTTGATCGTGACACGTTAACCGTGGGCTTTTTCCGCCAGAGGTTACCATTTCATTATCATTATAAAGATTTTCCAACGCAGGAGGTAATTGATCATTATGAACAACTCTACTTCAAATAGGCGAGCTACTCTTAGTAATACTACTCCTGAATTTGTCTTTAAGATATATTATGATCCTGAAACAAAAGAATGTGTATCTAAAACAGATGGAAGTGAAATTTTAGAATTTCCATTTATTGTAGTAGATCACGCAACTTATAACAGCATTGACATGTGTAATAATTTTAAAGTAATAGACGGCGCAATAGTTAAAAACAAACGCCGCTCTAAATATAAAAAGATTGAAAAAATGGTCAATGGTAAGTTTAAAACCATAAAAAATAATATGATTTTCGTAGTTGACGATAATTACATTGATGCAATAGATACTTGGAATTACTACAGCAATGAATAATGAAATACAAATAGCAGACTTGGATTGTGTTTATCTAAGCTACGACGAACCACAGAAGGAAAAATTCTGGTTTGATATTAAACACAAAATACCATGGGCAGTCAGAGTTGACGGAGTCAAAGGCAGCGACGCAGCCCATAAGGCAGCAGCAGCCATAAGCACAACTGACCGATTTATACTAATTGATGGCGATAACATGCCGGACTTTGAATTCTTTAATCGGTCACTGACACTGACTGACGACAATGCCAATTGTGTATTTAGGTGGCGAGCTCGCAATAATATAAATGGATTGCAATACGGCAATGGTGGTCTCAGTTGCTGGACCAAGGACTACATTAACCGTATGCAAACACATGAAGCAAGTGACGGTAGAAACGAAACTGTAGTTGAATTTTGCTTTGATCCCTTATACAAGCCCATGAACAATTGTTACTCGACAACTTATCCCAATGGAAGTCCACTACATGCATTTCGTGCTGGATTTAGAGAAGGGGTCAAAATGTGCTTGGATCGAGGTCGAAAAGTCTCTATACAAGAATTTGACAGGATGCAATCTTATAAGAACATTGAATATCTTAATATCTGGCACAGTATTGGCGCAGATGTTGAATATGGTAGTTGGGCAGTGTACGGGGCCAGACTTGGAACACACATGGTCATGCTAAACCCCACGTGGAATTACACTGAAGTGCAAGATTTCGACGCACTCAATGCTCTTTATCAAAAATTAAATAATCAATCGTTTCAAAGTAGACGCGAACACTACTTGCAAATTAGTGTAGAGCTGCGTGATAAATTAAAATTACCAGTGGTGGATATGAATGCCGCACAGAGTGCATTTTGGAAAAAGTATTACACACAACTACATCGCAACAAGCACATAATGGACTCGTAAGCATGACAAGAATAGCAGTTTTAATATCTGGGGAATATCGAACTTTTAAACACTGTAGAAAGTCAATGACATTTCTTGATTCACCAATGGTGGATGTGTATGTTAGTACCTGGAATGTAACAACAAACATTTGCAAAAAAATAAATTTATCAGTTACTGAATCAGTTACTGAAAAAACAATCCTGGATGACTTGGGAAAAACTCCCCATGGTATGTTAATCGATGATCTTGGCTCTTTTGTACAAAAGAAATACAATTCGGCAATGATCTATAGATGGTTGCGAGGTATTGAATTAATAAAAAACTCTAATATACAATACGATTATGTAATTGTGGTCAGACCCGATTTGTTCTTTAGTAGCAACACACCTATTAGATTAGATAAAATTGATGCATACAAAAACAAGCTAGGTACTATATGGACAGCAGACCTGCAGACATCTGCCAAATTGGCAGATGTGATCTTGGTGTCTGATTTTCATACCATGGAGAAAATATTTAATAATTTAACTATTCAGGGTTGGGAGGATACAACAGTTTACGACTGGCATATTTTCTGGTTTAACCATTGTGTGAGTTGTGTTGAAGCAATTATTCAGGCAACCGAATTTCAAGACTGTATTTTTTATAGATGCCTTGTTGAACCTGGGGTCACAAACATGGCTAAAATCCATCAAGGATATTTAGATTGGAGAGATTTACAATTATTACAGCACTATGACGAGTGTGGTCAAGACATGACAGCCGGTCCAGTTGCAGCCTGGCCTAAAAAAGTAGTCCTTGATGCTATTAAAAAATGGGACTCTCAATATTTTAACAAATATCAAAAACATGTCTGAAGAAATTGTGCAAGAATTACAGGGATTTTCTGGCGCAAAAATCTACATTGTTAAGAACAATTCCAATTTGATGGTGAGAAAAATTGGTTCTATAGATAGAAACCACACGCAGCTGGAATATCTATACAATAAAGGATACTTGGTTCCCAAGATTATCTTCAAAAACGATCAACTTCTAGAAATGGAATATATTCCAGGGATAGGAATTAGTCAGTATTTGTTGATAAATTCGGCTGAAAATTTGTTACAATTTTTAATCTCAACATTTAATAATTTTAAGAAAAATTCAATACCTAAAAACTACGAAGATGTATTTAGCAATAATCTATCCGAAATAGATTGCAGTCTACTGCCTTTTACAAAAGAAGAATTGTTTAACAGATTGCCCAAGCATCTTTATCAAAGTGACTATCATGGAGATTTCACATTTGAAAATTTAATTTACAGCAATACTGGAAATTTTTACATGATTGATGTTTCGGCAGGCCCATACAATAGTTACATTTTTGACATAGCAAAGCTAAGACAAGATTTAGAGGGACATTGGTTTTTGAGAAACACTGAAGTAAAAATCCCCGGCCAATTAAAATATATAAATGACGAGTTGATGAAAATTTTTCCCGAAGCATTTGACAATTACTTGTACATTTTAATGCTTCTCAGAATATATAGGAATTGTAAATCGGGAACACTAGAACATAAATTTATAACCAAGGAGATTTACAAAATATGGAAATTATAGTACCAGCTGCGGGCCTATCAACCAGGTATCCCGGGGGAAAACCAAAGTATCTACTAGAAGATATAAATCAGTCATTAATGATAGAGAATACTCTAAAACCCTATTACGGAAAGTTTAATATTACTGTTGGGGTACTGCATGAGCACAATGAAAAATACAATGCAGTTGCCGAACTTAAGAATAGAATAAAAGACATTAATGTAGTAGTCATACCCAATTTGACAAAAGGTCCTGCCGACACTGTTTTTAATATTATAAAATTATCAAAATTTAATTTAGAAGAATCTCTGTTCATCAAAGATTGCGATAGCTATTTTGATCATGTGGTTGAGCAGGGCAATTATGTATGTACCCATAAAATAACTAATCTTAATTCAGGCGATCAGATATTAAACAAGAGTTTTGTCTTATCAAACAATCACAAAATAATACAGAATATTGTAGAAAAGTCGATCATTAGCGACGAATTTTGTGTGGGCGGTTATAAATTTGATAAAATCTCAGAGTTTTTATCTTCGTACAACTCTCTTATAAATCAACTAAGCACTGAATTTTTTGTGAGTCACGTGATACAACATTCTATTAATAAAGGTAATATTTTTAAAAGTGTTCAAACAACTAATTATGTAGATGTTGGGACCATTAACGAATGGGCCAAACGCAGGGCATAAAAATCCCTAGTTTTTACACAAAACGCACCACAAATCGCTATTATTTAGTGCCAATAAGCATGAATCTAGTGAACGACCACTCGGGGTATACAAAGTGCTTAGAACCAATAAAGTCCACGCTGGTTAAATTATAGTCTTTAGCAAAGTCCTCGGCGCTAGCCGATTTAACAAAGTGATCATCGTGCGGCATATTATTGCCTTGCAATATTACTCTAGTACCAAGTGGAATATTGTCGTACCAAGCTTTAGAGTGAAAATGCTCGGTACTGGTGTTTATGATTAGATCGCCGTACTGACCTTCGTAGTTGTTGCAGTCCTGTGTAAAAGCTTTAAACTTCCAACGGTCAATTAACCAATTTTCATTGATTGCATCGGCTACTGCTTCGGCGGCAGGATCTATATCTAAACTTCTAATTTTGCTAACAGGAAACTTGCCCCTAGATAATAATAGGAATGCAGTAATTCCATACCACCCGCCGTATATGTATGTTAAATTGGAATCCCAACCTAATTTTTCTAGTTCTTCGCATAGCCAAATTTTACTACCAATTTGACCACTACTAAATGCGTCTTTGTCTACTGTTATCATATAATTCTTTCAACCAATCTCTGTTGTTTATCAATTCTAGTTTGTCTGGATCAAGTTTGTAAACAGATCCAAATTCGGCTCCTAATGTTGCTCCCTCAATTGCATCCATACCAAACGCATTACTATGTCCGATTGTTTTCCATATATGTAATCGTTGAAGGTTGTCAATTAAATTATTATTATCAATTGTGCCGGATGCAAGTTTAGCACATTCCCTAAATCCGCTACGCCATGCACTAAAAGCATCAGTGTTAAATGCGGTAATATTACTCAACTTATCAATAACTTTAAACTTAGGAGTAACTGATGTAGTGATGTCAGTTCTAGCAGTTTGACTGGCCAGCAGTTCTTTTTTTGGAAATATTTTTACACCACCATAGCCGTACGATAGTTGATTAATGGGATTCATAGAATGATACACATAAACACAATTTCGATCGAATATGCTAGGGCTAAAATCAAATTCAAAATCATCTAGAATATATGCATCGCCGTCTACTACATAAAACATATCTGTAGTGGCTACACGAGCAGCAGCTTGATGTGCTTCAAGTATACCCTTGACATTGTCCACTCGTCGAGCATTGGGCACCTTGGATAGTAATCTCTCCCAATTTTGTTCGGCGTTGATTTCATGATAACTGATAAACAC